AGGAGTTACTTCACTTCCTAATTCACTAATTTGCTCATTAGTTATTAATTCTTCTTGTGTGTTTTGTTCTTTCTTTGTCATAACATTCATTTTATTAAGTTTGTCAATCCCTTCATTACACAGCCTATCCCAATAGCCGCGCAACTTCTGAGGGCAACTCTCACAGAGGTTATCTCTGCCAAACAAGTAAGCATAAAAGGCGATGAAGGTCTCTTTGTCCTCCCTCACCGCCTTATCATAACCACCATTTATCAGCCCCTTTAATATTTCTTCAGTGAAAACCATAGTATGCTAACTAATTGGCTAATTAAGCAGCCAGTTTCTTGTCAAATTTTTTCTTAGTAGTTGCATAATCAGTCTCAAGCCACTTCAAGGCTACATTAGGTTCTTTCTGATTAGCAGGGGTAGATATAGTGAACTTAAACGCCCCACCATTCGTGCGGCCTTCACCCTCTGTTACCTCCAGCCCTACAAAGAAGCCTAATACATCAAAACTGCTTGCCCCTTTCGCTTTGTGCTCAATTACCGCAACCAATTGCGCCCCGTTTATAAACTGGTCAATCTGAGCGTAATCATCAGCACTCTTGCCATACACAGTAATACCTATTGAGTGCTTATAGCCGTTGTAATCATCATCTGAAATCTCCGGCTTAATACTCTCCGATATGTGTGTCTCTTTGAAGTTATCAAAAAAATACCCTGTTTTGCCACTCTTCAGCACCAGCGTATTCATTTTATTTTTGTCAGCCTCAATTGTAGTTGCAGCAAAGTCAATATCAGCCCTATTGAAAAGCAATATGCGCTTTTCAATACCCTTCACCTTATCATCACAATCAAAGGTCAAATCCTTACTTAATACATTAACACATTGTGCCATAATTCAATATTAATTTGTTGTTTTATTAATTTGTCAATTAGCAAATACACTAATCTGCTAATTGACAAATTTGCTAATTCTTAAATCGCCATCGCTCCAGTAGTGCCAATCACACGTTGGAAATCCATACTGTAAGCCGCCTTCAAATACACGTGCTCATCTTTACCGCCTATGTATTCTATCTCAATATCTTTCAATGAACTATCAGAATCGATACCCAACTGGCATTCCGATTTATCCAACAATATCACACGGTGAGGGTTATCCCACTTAGTACCATTGCTGAAATCCCTACGGATAATCTCATCAAACCAACGATGCGTAATAACGGGTATCCCTTCAAACTCGCCAACCATATAACCACCCTCCATTTTGTCGAGTGTTAATTCATTCTTGTACTCACTTCTCAAGTAGCGAGATAGATTTATAGCCATCGAATGAGTAGCCAAAAACATAGGTTGTGAACCATTGGCAAATGTTAGTGGGTCAGCCTTATCAATCAAAGCCGTAAAAGCATTGAATGCTGTATCACGTGCCAAAGCTGACTGCAATGCAAATGTGTTTTGCGCATTCTCTGCAATAGTTACTCGCTTGCTCGTGTCAGTAGTTACCATCTTCAAGAATTGAGTGTATAAACCATCTATAGCATTATAGTTCTCTTTTGCAACCCCTGTTTTCAAATTCTCACTACCACTGCCAGAACCTACATTGCTCGCCTCCTTGTTACCAAAGAATACGAACTTATTGAAATCTGTTTGAATAGCATTGCTAAAACGCTCCGCCAAGAAAGCGATAAAGTCACCATCAGAAATATCCACCTTCTTAATACCTTTCTTGCTTGCCCATTGCAAAAATGAATTTTCCAATGCACTATAACATTCTGATATAGTAGCCCTTAACGCTACAGGTTCCCACCAGCCAGTGCGAACTGGTACATCAAAGGGTACAGGCTCCATACCGCAACCAGTATCCTTACGCGTTACACCCTCTACAGCCCCATAGTAACCATATTCAGTTTCAGTTGTAATGCCCTCTACAATGGTCATCGCGGCCTTAGTGTCAGCCATACCCAGCGAGCGCTCCTCCACCAAGTCCTTAATATCCTCGATATACTCCTTAGTTCGCTCCTGCTCTTTGATAAAATCTTTTAATTTCGTTTTTGCCATAATTCACCTTATTTTTCTACATTACTTTTTGTAAGACTCCTTTCTCGCCTTTATATCCTCGATGCTGAATTTTTTCTTACTACCCTCAGCAGTTGCATTACTTACGCTACCCTCGTCTTCCACTTCAAATTTGCTTTGCGTTTTCTCAATTCTTGCAAATCTCTTTTCAATTGCAGTAATTTTTTCAGCCAACATATTGAAGCCCTCCATTACCGCTTGCGAAAACTCATCATCAGCACCCGCTCCCTTGTCAGCCTCTTTACCCTCGTTTTTAGGAGTTTCCTTTTCCTTAATCTCCTTAATCACACCACCCTCCACAACAAGGGTGCGCTCGTCTTTCAGCAAGTACGCGCCATCAGCAAGAGGCTTTTCAGCATCCTCGCCTCCGTCCGTCTTTTGCTTCACCTTATCTCCTACAGCAGGCTCTTCAGCCTCTGTTTCTACCGTGATAATATCACCATTTGCCAGCGTCAAATCCACATCAAATAATGATTTACCAAACATTGCCACTAAGGCACGTGCAAAAACACCTTTTTTCATATTTTTCATATTCTTCTTATTGTTTTTTCTACCCAAATAAGCCTCGTAACGGCTAAAAAAATCCCCTAATATCTTAGGCTCTTTCTCTAAAATCTCAAATATTTGAGGGTTTTCGTCCAAAAAATCTGTGATTTTCACCCCCAAATCATCTGCTGAATGAAAAAGACTATCAGTAGCAGCAGGGTCATCTACCAAATCCGACGAAATCCACTCAATCAACTCGTGCCCATCAGCCTCTTTCTTTTCCCCGTCATCCTCGTACTCTTCAATTACGTAATTTGCTAAAATCACAATCGAATTACCAAACATATCCGAGTTGCTTTGTGCCATTCGCATAATGTAATCATACATCGTAATGCCACGCCCCTCCACGTTCGTGTCCTTTGTAATGTCGTCCAGATACAAGTCGCCAAAAAGTTTTTCGTCCTCTACCTTAAAATTCTTATACCTGCCAATGTAAGAGCCTAATGAGTTGTTGCACATCGTAGGGTGTCCAAAGCGTGCCTTAATATAGCCACGTTCATCTCCCTTTGCTTTTAACTCATTTAAAAAACGTTCCGAAAAGTACGTCCCATTCTTATTCATACCCTTCTGAGCGAGTACCACGCCGTATATAACGCCTTTTTCAGCGTCAATCTGTTGTGCGCTCGCTTGGTTATACTCCGGATTTGCCCTAAACTGATACTTTTTCATTGCATTTTGTTTCATTACATTTGCAAAATTAATGATAAAGGCAGCAGCGTGTTGCTAATTTATGTTAGCAGTCATTTATGTAAGTAATACCTACATTTGCAATGTGATACGCTTGCATTCTTAATTATTTGTATTTCATTTTTTAGACAAAAAAAGCACGCTAAAATAGCGTGCAAAAAAAACACCTATTCCCGTAGGTGTTTTTTTAGTGTCATTAATTATTAGCGAGGCTCTTAAAGTAATAATAAAACAGACCCTTCGTTCGTATTCCCATCTCCCTATGTCCGTTCACCAGTGCCGAAATCTCCGCCTTTGCCAGCCCCAAATCTTTTACCAGTTGCTTATTACCTACCTTATAGCGGTTCATTCTCTCCTGTATCCATTCCGGTGTTACCACCTGAGCCGGAGCCTCTATGTATTTTGTTGCTCCAATCCTCAAGTCCCAGCCCTCAAACAAAGGCGCAAAAAGTCCCCGTGCACGTTCCATCAATGCCGCCTCGTCTAAGTAATTATCAGCCGGACTGCGTTCCTGCCATACCGCAATCACAAGTTCATTTTTTTCTTTATTAAGAGCCATTATTTTAAAGAATATCCGCGCATACCGCTGATACTGCAATGCCATTTGCTCCAACCTTTCCAGTTGCTCTACTGATAGCAAATCCTTAATCTTATGTACTGCTTTTACTATGTTCATATTACTATTATTTTAAAGAAAGGGGAGGAGTTTTACCTCCCCTTATCATTGTTACAACTCAATTACATTTGCATTTCCTATATCGAAGATAGCTAACTGCTCATTTGCCCTTCCCAGTGATAGTGCTGCTTGCAACTCTTCTACTATCATTACACAGTCGTAATAAAATCGCTTGCTCTGATTATCATACCAACCTCCCACTACATAGGTACTTTGCTTTGCAATCTCAATCACTCTTTTAAGTCCTTCATCTCCAAAACTATCTTGTGTCATCTTCATTGCTACACAATAGCCCTTTTTAGGAGTTTGAAAATCTAACAATGAAATTGTGAACCCTTCTTTGTTAGCCTCTGCAATCTGTTTTACTTTATCAAATGTATTCATTTTCTTTTCGGCAGTCTTTATTCAGTCGCCCGCTGTCTTATTATTTAACGATGCAAAGATACGGCAAAAGTTTTAATTATGCAAACTTTTTTACAAAAATTTTTCAACTTTTTTTATACCATACCCCGCATTCTACCAACTCCCCCGTATCATTCTTCATATACAAAAGGCACGAGGTAGATGAAGCGTTGGAAATGTTTAAGTAACTAAGAAAAGCACCTAATTAGGTGCTTTTTCTTTATAATACGCCTCCCAATGTGCTAACAGTTTTTCAGCGTGTTCCTTAGGCGTAACCTTAATATATTTTAAAAAACTCGCTTCCGTTGAGTGCCCCGTAATCTTCATTATTGAAAGCGTTGGAAAATTCATCAGATATAAGTTAGTTGCAAACGAACGCCTGCAAGTATGCGAACTTATTAGCTGCCATTTCTTAAATACCCCTCTCTCTTTTCTTTTTGTTTTAGGGTTCAACAGCGTCCCCTCAACATCATCATTAAAACCAACCTCCATACAAACCTTCTTAATATACTTATTAAATACACTATCTGAAATAGGCTTAGGCATACCCCTCTTTCTTAGCATATCCCTAATATGATAGTGAAGCGGTATAACAACCTTCGCTCCCGAAGTATTCCGAGTCTTCATAGGCTCCACCTCAATAAACTTACTATCAGGGTCAATTACAGGCAAACTCATAACATCCGATACCCTCAGCCCCGTCCACAACCCTAAAATCATCAAATCACGTGCATTTTCTAATTTTCTGTCATAAGAAAAATCAAAAGCAATCAGCCTTTCAATCTCATCTTCCGACAACGCTACCGATATACTTTCCTCCTTTGTTTTAGTGAAAGAACTCAAATCATCAGCAATCGTATGTCCTCTTTCTTTTGCTTTTTGCAAAAATATTTTTAATACAGACACAAATGCTCCAACACTATTAGCAGAATATTTTTGTATATTTATACAGAACGTTACAAACTCATCGTTTAGTTGTGCATCGTATTCATTAATTTTAATACGTTTATTAGCGTAATTTTCAAAATTAATCAAAGCATTACAAGATTGGTTATAAAGATATATTCGAGACTGGCTGTACTCTCTTCCTGTATTCTTATTAATTGTTCCTTTGATAGAAGAAATAAAATCAGTTATAAAATCAGTAAGATACTCAAAACCGTTTGATTTTTCAGGTTTAAACCTGCCATCAAAAGCCTTTTTAAGTTTATCCCGCGTAATCTTTTCTCCATTCAATTTAAAGTTATCAATAAGCGTCACCAATAAATCGTTGTACTGCATAATATAGGTGGTTATTTTACGCAAACGCACCCCATCAGCCCCTTTGCGACTTTTTGGCATACGAGCGTTAAAATCCCAATCTATAGGATTAATTACCTCCCCAGTAGAGTATTTAAATATTTTTTTTTCATCTGAGATGTAGTACTGAATGATAATTATTG